AGCTTTACCGGGTGTCAAGTTTGAATCGGATGAGGATGTTCCGTTTTGATAGAACAGAAAACAATCCTTGGCCCCCCAGGAACAGGGAAAACCCAGACCAACTCTAACCTGGTACGTGATTGTATTTTAAGTGGTATGGATCCTTTTAAGATTGCTTGCGTGTCCTTTACCCGAAGAGCAGCACAAGAAAGCAGAGAAAGGGTATGCCTGGATTTAGGCCTTGAGGAAGACTGTCTTCCGTACTTCCAAACGTTACACTCTATGGCTTTTAGGTCTGGTGGCCACAAGGTTGATGACGTTATCCGGTCGGAAGATCTAGGGGTCATAGGAAGGTCTGTAGGTTTAACTTTTACAGACTCTAATAAGAAGGCTAGAGAAAGCGACTTTGATATTATTGGGTACTCAAGGGGTGACGAATATTTATCTCTTTACCAAATGTCTAGAAGCCTGATGAGATCTTTAGAAGACTGCTATAACAATTTAGCTAACTATGATCTGCACTGGAAAGAACTCACACGGCTTGTAGACGCTTATGAGCACTACAAAGAAGTACACAAAAAGGTAGACTTCACAGACATGATTGAAGGCTTTATAAGAAGAGATGAGCCGCTTAATCTTGACGCTTTGTTTGTGGACGAAGCCCAAGACTTATCTACCCTTCAATGGTCCATGGTCAACGTACTAAGGAGAACTCCTAAGTTCCAGGTATTCACTGGTGATGATGATCAAGCTATCATGGGGTTCCAAGGAGCGGACGTTGGCGCTTTCCTGAATGCTACGAAGAAGAAAGAGGTCCTCACTCAGTCCTACCGACTACCTAAAAGGATATGGCAGGAAGCACAGAGGATCGTTTTAAAAATAGAGGACAGAGCGCCCAAGACCTGGCTCCCTAAAGATGAAGAGGGTTCCGTTCATTTTCATCAAAACTTTTCAGACGTTCCTCTTGATTCGGGGCAGTGGTGCATTTTGGCCCGAACAAATCATTTAGCCACTTACTACGCCGGACTCCTTGAAGCAGAAGGGTGGGTCTATAGCCGGAACGGGGTCACAAGTATCCACCCTAAGACGTATGACGCTATTATATCTTGGGAGAGTTTAGCCAAAGGAAGAAGCATCGAGGTCTCCAGCTTAAAGAATATATACAACTTAATGAAGGTGGATGTCGATTATACAAAGGGCCATGGCCCACGGTCCAAGTGCTTTACCTCGCTTACTTCAGATCATTTAGTAGATATGTCTTTCGCACAGGAGAACCTAGGCTTAAACTGGAACAGCGACACTAGGTGGCACAAAGCGTTATCTAAGATAGACTTGGGCACAAAGAACTATGTCCTTAATGCCTTACGCAGAGGGGATAACGTTAAGAACCCAAGAATAAAATTAAGTACCATACATTCAATGAAGGGCGGCGAAAGCGATAACGTCCTTGTTATTACGGACATATCGTATGCCTGCTGGAAGCAATACCAAAAGGATCCTTCTGTTGAGCATCGAGTTTTTTATGTCGCTGTAACCAGGGCTAAGAAGTCTTTACATATAATGGAACCCAACACACGGAGATATTACGAGATATGATAGACGAAGATCAAGGATACCTACAAGTAAATACTCCGCAAGAGATTCTAGAAAAGGCCGGAAAACTTATATCTGGTCCAAGGGCTGTTCAGCACGGGGACTATAAAGTTCTTCATGCAAGGGTTGCCTCTATGTGGAGTTCTTTTTTAGATCACCCCATAACATCTTCAGATGTGGCATTCTGTATGCTTTTACTAAAAGGCGCGAGGTCTAAAGTAGGAGGATATAACGAAGATGATGGAGTTGATGGAACGGCCTATGCGGCCTTGTGGTCTGCACTTGATGAGTTCGAACGTGCTGGGGGGTCTTAGCTATGCAAGAAGATCTTTTTGATGAGACAACTTGGACTCCGCCAGATGTACTACCGGATTTGTCTGGGGAAAAGCTTATATCCATAGACGTTGAGACAAGGGATCCAAACTTGTTAAGTAAAGGCCCCGGATGGTCCAGGGACGATGGTGAGTTGATAGGTATTGCTGTAGCGGCGGATGGGTGGAATGCTTACTTGCCGATTGCCCATGACGGTGGCGATAACATGTCGAAGAAGACGGTATGCCGCTGGATGCAGGACCAACTGAACCACGGCATGGATGTCGTATTTCATAACGCGCAATATGATCTAGGGTGGCTTTTATCCGAAGGAATAGAGATTAAAGGCAGGGTGTTGGACACTATGATTGCGGCTCCCTTGCTTGATGAGAACAGATTTAGTTACTCTCTTAACGCTCTAGGGGCTACCTATTTAGGTGAGAAGAAACAGGAGTACGACCTTAAAAGAGCAGCGGAACAGCATGGCGTTGATGCCAAAAAAGAGATGTGGAAGTTACCTGCTTCCAGGGTGGCTACGTATGCGGAAGCAGATGCCCGACTAACATTAAAACTTTGGCACGTACTGATCGAAAAGCTCTCTAAGGAGAACTGCGATAACATACTGGAACTTGAGCTATCCCTGCTTCCTATAATATTTGAGATGAAGCGTAAGGGTGTGCGGGTTGACTTAGAAAAGGCAGCAGCTACTAAAAAGTTTTTAGAGAAGAAGGAGAAAGCTTTATTAAAGAAGGTTCATGACGAATCTAATATTTGGTTAGAACCATGGAACGCTACATCTTTAGCCAGCGTATTTGATGCCTTGAAGTTGACATATCAGCGCACGGCCAAGACTAATGCCCCAAGTTTTACTAAGCACTTCTTGCAGACTAACAAGCACCCTATCGCTAAGGATGTTTTGGAAATCCGCGAATACAATAAAGCGAACACTACTTTTGTAGACACTATTTTAAACCACCAGTACAAGGGCCGCATCCACTGCCAGTTCAACCAGCTACGCTCAGATGAAGGGGGCACGGTATCGGGAAGGTTCTCTTCCAGCCACCCTAATTTACAACAAGTTCCAGCGAGGCACCCAGAAATAAAGAAAATGATCCGGGGGCTATTTATCCCCGAAGATGGTTGTAAATGGGGGAGCTTTGATTACAGCGCCCAAGAGCCTCGATGGTTGATGCACTACGCCTCTAAAACACCTGCTACACGCGATAATGAAAAAGTTATTGAAATCGTAAATCAGTACCAAAATACTGATTTAGACTTTCATCAGATGGTCGCTGATATCGCAGATGTTGACCGGACTACCGCTAAGGTAATCAACCTAGGAATCATGTATGGAATGGGCATTGGTAAGTTGGCGAATGTCATGGGCGGCATTCCCTTTGAAGACGCTAAAGCAATCCGTAACGATTACGATGAGAAGGTCCCTTTCATTAAGGGCATGGCTTCTTCGGTCATGAAGGTTGCGGCGGAGCGCCAAGAAATACGCACTTTACTGGGACGGAAATGCAGGTTCCCTATGAGGGAGCTTAAGGGCTACAATAAGGGGGCTAGTTCTCTCATACACAAGGACCGTCTGGAAGAACGCTGGGAACATATTATGGAAACCCCTCTTGAGGATCGGGATCCTAAATGGAAGACGCAGGATCCTTCAAGATATCAAGTGGCCTTTACATACAAGTCTTTAAATAGATTAATCCAAGCCTCATCTGCTGATCAAACTAAAATGGCTATGAAGCTGTGCGCCGATCACGGATTTTTACCCATGCTCACGGTCCATGATGAACTGTGCTTTTCGATCAAGAGCGAGGAAGATGCCAAGAAGATTAAGGATTTGATGGAGAACTGTGTCCCTGATCTTTGCATACCCTCAATCATAGATGTTGGCATGGGCACCGATTGGGGCAATGCCAAATAATTAAAAAAAGGGCAGCCCCAGAAGGACTGCCCCAAGTTATTGGTGGATAACAACTATTGCTTTTCGGAAAAAACTTCGGTAGCCTGTTCCAATTCCAGTTCCGAAAAAGGATCTTTAGAAAGTTTATCTAATTCAAAAACAGACCAAAGATGTCGCGACTTTCCAGTTAGTCTAATAGACTTTAAACAACTATTAGGGTCTTTTGCTAAACGGTAAAATCTAGCGGCCATGCTACGGGAGTGTTCCCCAAATAGGTAACAACAAGCTTCCTGAGTAGTCAGTAACCGTGGAAGTAATGGTTTTTCAAGATTCATACTATGAATCCTTTCGTTTAATTTGACGCCGCAATACGCAGCGCCTTCTGACAAGAAATATCACATGATGTATCTTAAATTTAAAGATGCAATTTGTGTCAATTTTTGTACTTTTGTAGACAGATGATGTTTTTTGTGTACTAGGGGCAATGCCAAATAAGCTTAGGTGATATGCTAAACCACCATTAGTCCTGTTGTTCGGAGCATTGTAAAACGTGTCTCTAACCAACAGGAGACTACTATGTTATACCGAAATAAAATTGACTTTAATATCTTCAAGACTATTGTTAACTTTTTTGAAGAGTGGATGAACGAGAGTTATAAGGCTTGGGTAAAAGCTGGAAAGTATGACTCATTCTAGTTTAGGTACGAAATCAACTCTATCGTCTGACGTAACGTATGCTATGCGGACCCCTAGTTTCTTTTGAGTAGGGGTCCTTACTCTATGTATCCGGGTTTTTCTGGGTCGGCCTTTTGAAGCTCTTTTACCTTCGTGCTTTGCGTCGATCAGTATGAAGTTTCCATCATCATCGATAGCCATAATGTCTACCGGGCCTTGCATGTTTACTACTGGGGTAAAAACGTAATACCCTAAATTTATTAAATGGGCTGCAACTATAGCCTCTGCCCTAGCACCTTTTATATGGTTTTTAAAAGACACTGTTTCCCATTAAAAGGGAACCTTTCCTCTGAACATAAATCTTCTAGGATCATTTCTGTCGTAGTCTACGCCAAAAGTACGCCCATCATTATCTGTCAGATTAAGGCCTCCCCCCGTTACTTGACCGCCTGAATAAATGTCTTGATTGTTTTCAGGAGAGGTTACTTGATCCCTGAACCCGTATCCTTGCGCTTTTAGACCTAACATAAAATCTTCTATGGGTATAGCTGTTGACACTTCACCGCTTACCCCAGCACTATTACCCGTCCAATCATTACCGTAATCTTGATTTCCTGAAGCATAACCTTGGCCTTGAAGTCTGGTATTCTCTGCTAAAGCTTTCATAAGTGCAACTATCCCGCCTTGCATTTCAGACGGGCCTGGTGGGGGTCCCTCCATATCCACATAACCCGATAGTTGGTCAGCCATCTCATCAAAATATTTTTCTTCTCTGGCTACAGATGCTATCGCTTCGGATAAAGATGAAGTATTAGTTCTTTTATCTTGTTCCTCCGCCATTACAAAGGTGCTCCTTGACAACAGTCGCCATCCGCTATGCACTTGCAATCAGCGCACTGGTAATGGCCGTGGACCCAGGTCTTAGGCTTATCGCACCCGCATTTAGGGCAGATTATCCCAAGTACTTCCGTCGAATCGTTTGGACTCGTTTCTGTTTTCATTTCCGACATAGCTACAATGTATCCATCCTGAATTAGGATACTCCTTCTTATAAAACTCTAAAATTAACTGGTCGTAATCTAAATGAGACATCATCCATAAAGCGACCTCCATGTTTGGAACGCCCTTAACCTCAAAATCAACAGCCTGGCCTTTAGTATGCTGAGACCTATCGGAGGACCCAATCTTTCTGTTTAGCTCTAAGCATCTATACCCACTCGACGGGTATATAGGAAGCATGTAGTGGTGTCGTACCGGCTCTAGTATAAGATCGCATAAGACCGTTAAATTGTCTATCTCATCGACACCCGGGTCATTGTCCATGGACAGTCGTGCGGCAGTGTCTGACCGTGTTAGCTCCTCCAAGGTAAAGTGTGGAGAAAGCCGCATTATGGGCTGACTCCAAATAACTTATTCATTTCTATATCCCTCAACACATCTCTTACGGGAGGTTGAGGGGCCATGGGCGGTGGTCCTTGGACAGGTGGTGGTGGCGGCGGTGGTGGCTGTTGAAGTTGAAGTTGAGGAACAACCTGACCCACTGCTTGATTTACCGTATCCATTCCTGTACTTGCAGCACCTGCTATAGCTTGCCTATTTTCCGTGTCTAATCCTTGAGACGCCTCAAGAGTCATAATAGCTCTTGTTTCTCTAGCTATCATTTCTTTCAATTTCAAGCTTCCCACTGTGGTTTCTCCTGGGCCTCCAGATAAGCCTAGTTGCTTTTTAGCTTGGGCGGCGGCCTCTTTTCGAGTAATAGAAACGCCATCTCTTTCAGCATTTCTTAGTATCTCATCGGTAAATACTTTAATGCCTTTTTTTGCGTCTTTAGCTCTAATTTGAGGCTTAGTCATCCAATTAAGGAACGTTTTATTCCTTAGGACCCTTCCCATTAACAATATCCCAGC